TTATTAGTTTTTTATTTAAGTCCTTTTTTTGTTTTTCAGGAGATTTTATGAAAACATATAAAAAATATTTTGATATAGGCTTTAGAGATGGACCAGTATTATTTGTACTAGGTAAATTGTATATAGGAAGCTATATAGATACACATACAACCTTATTAAATAAAGTATTAGGGCTAAATTTAGAGTTTGAAACAGTTGAAGAAAGTTTAGATATAAACAGAAATTCAAAAGAAATAACAAGGTTTCAAGACATTGAAGGACAATGTTTGTTTGGAAACTTAGCACAAGGAACTATATATTGGGAGCATTTTAGTGATAAGAAATTATTGAATAAAGTTGAAAAATTAGAGCCAAATTACAAGCATAAAATACTTTGGTACAAGCAAAAACGAGGTAAAAAATGAAAGAATTGAAAATCATAAATAAAAACATAGAGGACATCAAAGAATATGAGAACAATGCAAAAGAACATCCTGATTGGCAGATTGAACAAATAGCCAATTCTATACAAGAATTTGGTTTTAATGACCCAATAGCTGATGAGAAGTGTTTATTTGTGATAAAAGGTGTTCAAGGCTTCAATACTAATTCAGACAATTATTTTGAAGGTTGGGAACCTATAAGGCTTTATTTATTAGAACAAAGGAATAAATGTGATTGGGATATTCCAACAATGAAAACAATCGCAGGACATTCAGATAAAAATAGAGACCATTGGACAGATAAAAGCCAATGGAATTTACCAACAAAAGATGTGTATTTAAAATTTCAAAAATGGGCTATTAAAAATAATGTGGATGCTTTCAAAAAAGAGTATGAAGAAATTAAAAGAGAGTATGAAGAAATTAAAAAATCTTTTTATGAAACAAGAGCATATTTTAATAACACTCATGATAATATGAACAATGTTTGGCATTTTGATAGAGTTGTAGGAGAAGATAGAGAAGAAGCAGGAGGACACGCAACACCTAAACCCATTGAATTATGTGCAAGAGCTATAAAGAGTAGTAGCAGAGAAAATGACAGTGTACTTGATTTATTTGGAGGAAGTGGAAGTACTTTAATAGCTTGTGAACAATTAAATAGAAGTGCTTATTTAATGGAGCTAGAACCTAAATGGGTGCAAGTAATTATTGAAAGATATTTAAAATATACAAATGACAAATTTATAAAAATAAATGGAGAAGAAATTGACTGGTTAGATTATAAAGTAGGTGGTAACAATTGCTAAAAGTAAATATGAAACAGATGTTAAACCAAGACTTGTAGAAATAGAAGCTTGGAAAAGAGATGGATTAACAGATGAGCAAATATATACAAATTTAGGGATTAGTAAACAAAGTTTTTATAAATACAAAGAGAAGTATGTTGACTTTTTTGACTCCTTAAAAAAAGGCAAAGAAGTTGCAGACATAGAAGTAGAAAATGCACTTTTTAAGAGAGCAATAGGCTATAAGTATAAAGAAGTTATAAAAGAAGTAAAAGAGATAGACGGTAAGAAATCAACATACATAAAAGAAGTTATAAAAGAAATTCCAGGAGATGTAGGAGCTCAAATATTTTGGTTGAAGAATAGAAAATCAAATAAATGGAAAGACAAGCAAGACATAGACATAGAAGATAACAATGTAAGTATAACGATTAATGGAGTTAAAAGAAATGGAGATTAATATACAAGCTAATGAGCATTTTATTGATTATCTGAATAATTGGGATAAGAGATTCTATTACATTGTTGGAGGATATGGAAGCAGTAAGTCTTATCATACTGGATTAAAACTAATATTAAAAGCTATTCAGGAGAAAAGAAGAATATTAGTAGTAAGAGCAGTTTATAGGACTATTAAAGAAAGTTGCTTTTCACTGTTAAAAGGAATTATCAGTAACTATAACTTAAATGGATTATTTACATATACAGTAAACCCACTTCACATAAGATGTAGAAATGGGAGCGAGTTTATATTTATGGGCTTAGATGATAGTGAGAAATTAAAGTCAATAGACAATGTAGATATGATTTGGATTGAAGAATGTTCAGAAGTAAGTTACAACGCTTTTAATGAGTTAAATGGAAGATTAAGAGCATTAGGAAAAGATTTGCATATATTTTTAACAATAGTTGGAGAGAGAGTATTTAACAATATTCAAAAAACTTCTGATGTAGAAGTACAAGCAATAGTTAAAGAATTAAGTAAATATGGATTAGGGAATTTATATGATGGCTTAGATTATGGTTTTAGTTTTTCATATAATGCACTGGTTAGAATGGCTTTAGATAGGGAAAATAACATTTTATATATTTATGATGAAGTCTATAACAAAAAATTAATTACAAGTGAATTAATAGAAACTTTAAAACCTATTAAAAACAAGCATAGAGAAATTATTGCAGATAATGCAAGACCAGAAACAACTGAAGAAATTAGAAGAGCAGGATTTAAAATAATCAGTTGTGAAAAAGGTGCAGGAAGTATATTAGACGGCTTACAGAAATTAAGGAGCTTTTATAAGATTATAGTTTCTGATAAGTGCATAAATACATATAGAGAACTTACTGAACTATGCCACGAAAAAGATAAGAATGGGAATTATATAGAAAATAAATTCACATTAGACCCACACACTGTGGACGCTATGAGATATGGCTTAGAAAAGTATAAGGCTACTACGTTTAAAAATGGTGAAATAAGAAAACCACTAGGAGTTTAAAGATGGAGAAAAAAAGGATATTAGAAGCATATAATGAGTATCTTTTAACTGATATTTATAAAAATTGTGATAAGTATCGTAAGTTGTCAGATGGGAAAAGTGCAGATGTATTTTTCTCAGATGTAAAAACTAGAGTTAATTTGGAGTATATGGGAATAGTAAACAAGCAAGGTTATATGAATACTTATTCTATGAGTAATGGAAGTCTTGTAAGTGATAGTAAAAGTTGTAGTCTTAAAGATTTAGTTGTAGGTAATGGGATATTACAAGCAACAACAAGACTATATGCAGAGTATGCAACAAGTAAGAAGTTAGTAACTAATCAGAAAGATTTTGAATTAATAAAAGATTTTGACCTAGATGATTTACTAGGCAAAACTATGGTTATTCAATCTTGGGCAGGGAGATTGCTTTTAAAAGGAGTTACACAATTAGATAGATTTAGTTTCTATCCAGTAACACCAAAAGACTATTTCCCAATTAGAAATGAATATAATCCAAAGTTAATTGATGGATATGTAATTTATAACTTATCAGCAGATGATAAAAATAAAAATACTCTTATATGTGAAATCTATGAACTAGATAGCATTGAATATAGAGCATACAAAATAAATGATAAATCTATAAGCGAAGCACCTTATCCTTTTGATTTAACAAAAAATGGAATGATTGCAGATGGTTTAGGTTATAAGGATAATCAAGCTCAAGGTTGGGCAGTAGTTGAGATAGAAAATATATTTGGTACAAGTGATTATAATGATGACTTAGTTGGGAATGTAAGAGAATTAGTTATTGGAGATACATTAACATCACAAGCATTTCAAAAAGTTGCTAATCCATTATTGCAAGTGCCAGACAGTGTAATTGAAATAGATACAAATGGTCGTAGCACTGTAAGGTTAGATGGCAGAGTAGTAGTTGTAAATAAAGATGATAAAGAAGTTAAACAAGTGCAGCTTGAAACTAAAACACAAGAATGGAAGTTACAAAGAGAGAATTTGCAAAATGAGGCTTATAAACAATTAGGAGTGAATGATTTAGCTTTTGGAATTGATTTAGGAGGAAGTATATCAAGTGGAGAAGCTAAAAGAAGAAGTTTAGAGCGTACTATTGCAACAGTTGAGAGTAAAAGAGCTAAGTGTATAACTGGAATTAAAAATATAATTCTATGGGGATATAAGAAGCTAAAAGGGCAAGAAATAGATTTAGAAATAGAAGCACAAGACATTTTGAGTTTATCATTAACTGAAAAAATGGCTATTGTAGTTCAAGGTATTCAAAATAATGTAATGAGTTTAGAAACAGCTATTAAGTTTTTAGGAATCTTAGGAAAAGATACAGATGATGAAATAGCATTAATAAAAGCTAATGTAGGTTATCAAGAAAAGCTAATTAACATAATGAATACACTTGCTGGAATAACAAGAGAAGAGCAATTACAAGTTAAACTTGAAGAACTTTCAAAAGATATTATGAAAGATTTAGGGCTTGAAGTTAAGGAGGAATAGCATATGTTCCCAGTAGCTCAAGAAAATAAATTAAGACTTATATTTGAATTTTACACAAAAAAGAGAGTTGGCAGAACAAAGAAAGCTATAAGTGCAGGACAACTCCCATTATTTGAATTAACAGATGATGAAAAAAGAAATATTATAAAAGAATTAACGAAAGTTGCTATTGAAGTGAATTTATCAACTTTTGAGAGTTGGAGAACACTCACAGATGAAGAACTAAAAAGAACTGATTTAGAAGGTGCTAAATACTGGATAAAAAAGAATTATGATTTGTTTAATAATACAACAGTAACAGCAGATAAATTAATGGATATAAGGCAACAAAGAATAATAGATACAATCAAAAATTATAATAGAAATTTAGATGTATTAAAAAATGGAGAAGTCCCAAAGTCTACATTAAATGCTTTGAAGCAAGATATAGCAAATAATAGGGCTAGTCAAGAGATTAAAGACATCGTTAAGAGTATAGAAAACGGAACATATACAAATAATGATATTGATAAACTCCAAAAATGGCTCAATAACAGAAATGAGAATCTTGCAAGAAATGAAACAGGTAATTTATATGCTCAAGAATGTAAAGACTTGATGATTGAGAACGGTATTGAACATTTTGTTTGGCACACTATGAAAGATGACAGAGTAAGAGAGTCGCACGCTGAACGAGAGGGCTTAGTATTTAGTATCAATGATGAATTGCCAGGAGAAGACTTTAATTGTAGGTGTTGGGCCGAGCCAATAAGATTAAATTAATTTTGTGTGAGAAATTGCATGAGAGGAGAAAAAATGGAATTAAAAGACGGAGTTTTAATATTAACAGATGAAGAAAAGAAAATGTTAGGAAGTAATGAGGGTAAAAAATGGCTAACTGATAATAAGTTTATGATTGAAACAGTAAAGGAAGTAGACAAGCCAATCACAGCAGAGGCAGTAACTAACTTTATAAGTAAAAATCAAAGCTTATCAGACAAAATTTATAATGAAAGTGCTATTAAATTCTTAAAATCAAAATTAGGAGATAAGGTAACTTCTGATGATTTAGGAAAAGAAATAGTATTTAAAAATAGTTTTGAAGATTATAAAAAAGAAGCTATAAAAACAGCAGCAAGTTTTGCACTTGGGGCAATATCGCCAAAATATAGTTCAATGCTTGTAAATGCAGTAGATTTCTCTAAATTAGATATTAAAGATGGTAAGATAACAGGTTTTGATGAACAAGTTGCAAATTTCAAAACAACTTATCCTGATTTATTTAATGAGAAAGGAAGCACTACACCACCACCATTACCAAGTAATCAAGGTAATTCAAAAGTTAAATATGAAGACTTTATCAAGATGTCAGATGTAGAAAAATCAAAATTAACAGATGAACAATTAAAAGAAATATTAAGAGAAGAGTAGGAGGCTATAAATATGTCATATAACAATTTTAAACCTGAAGTTTGGACAGAATTAACAAACAGAAACTTAAATAAAGAATTAGTATTTGGTGCATTAGCAAATAGAAATTATGAAGGAAAAATTGAAAACTTTGGAAGTTCTATTAGAGTACCAAGTATTGGTTCAGTAACTGTTGGAGATTACACAGGAGCTGATATAACATTCCAAGAAGACACTGGAGCATATCAAACAATTGCTATTGATAAAGCTAAATATTTTGCTTTAAAAATGGATGATGTTGATAAGGCTCAAGCTATACCAGGAGTTATGGAAGGATTAACAGAACAAGCTATTTATGAAATGGCAGATGTTGTTGATACAGAACTTGCTAAATTATACACAAAATGTAAAAACAAGGTTGCAGGAGTTATAGGAACAAATAAAATTACAGATTTAATTATAAATTTAGCAGTGCAAATGGATAAAGACAATGTACCTACTGCTAATAGATGGTTAGTTGTATCACCAGAAGTTTATGGGCAATTAATTAAAGAAACTCCAACTGTTTCAACAGGAGAAAACACACTTGGCATAAATCAAAGTTACTTTGTTGGAAATTGGGGAGGATTTACAATTTATAAATCTAACAATGTTCAATTAACTGGTAAAAAATATCACTGTATGGCAGGAGTAAGCAAAGGTTTAACTCTTGCAATGCAATTAAATGAAATGAAAGCTGGGGAATTTGAAAAATCATTTGGAGAGTATGTAAAAGGGCTACAACTATTCGGATGTGATGTTATTGAAACAGAAACTGGAAAAACAAAATTACTATGTGAATTAGAAGTATCACAAGCATAATGGAGAGTTAAAAGCTCTCCCCCTTGCTTTTAAGGAGGTTATGAAGTGATAGGTTATGTTAGTTTAGATGAAGCAAAAGAATTTATAAAAAATAGGTATGAGGAAGTATCTGAACAAGAATTATCAAAAGGCTTATATAAAGCATTAGATAAAATTGAAAGCTTAATGATTAGAGATAGTGGAAAATCTGATAAACAAGAGTTAATATTCCCTAGAATTAATGAATCAAAAGTACCTGATGAAATTAAAAAGGCTCAGATACTGGAAGCATATTCAATAGTTAAAGACTTAGATGATGACTATACAGGAGATATTGAAAAAGGAATAACAAGCAGGAGTATTAGTGATATGTCAGTAAGTTATACAGCAAATAACACAAACAAAATAGGAAATATTGTGTTTGCAAGTTCACAAGCTAAAGCTATTTTATATAAATATATAAGGAAGACATATGATTGGAGTTAAAGTTCAATTTACTACAAGTAGTTTAAAGAAGTTTGCAGATATAGAAAAACAATTAAATTTGTTAGCACAATGGAAGTTAGTTGTACAGTTCAATGAAGATAATGTAGAAGCTAACGGGCAAAAAGTTGAGTTGATAGCAATGTGGCTAGAGTATGGGAGTGAGGGTTTTAATGTTCATTATCCTGCAAGACCATTTTGGAGAACAGCAATAGATGCTAATATGCAAAGAATTATGAATAGGTTTATATTTAATGCTAATCAAGTTGCTAGTGGGAAAATGCAAGCTAGACAATGTTTTGAGGATATAGGCAAACAAATAGTTCAATACATAAAGAAAAGTATAGAGCAGGGAAGTTGGGCAGAACTTGCAGAAAGTACAATAAAAGCAAAAGAAAGAAAAGGAAGTGGAACAAAACCTTTAATTGACACTAGGACAATGGTAAATAGCTTAGAGTATATAGTTAAGGAGATTTAAAATGAAATTTAGATTGAAACAGTTTGTAAAAAATGAGTTAAGAAAGTATCAAGTAACTAGAAAATCAGAATATGATATGCACAAGCTAGATGGACCAGAAGAAGTTTATCATTGGGATATGGTCATTTATAAGAAAACTCTAAAAGTAGCAACAGCAGATCCTAATTCAGCAATAAAAGTTTTAAATCAACTTAACGGAAAGATACTTAAAATCTATGGATTAAAACTAGGGGATATTATAACAGTTGAAAGTATTAATTATAGAGTAGTTGAAATTCTACCAAGATTATATGCAGATTTTAATGAGTTTGTGTTGGAGATGATGAAAGATGAATAACATAGATTTAGAAATATTATTCCTGGATAAAATAAAAGAATTAAATAATAAATTTCAAGTTATACCATTTGAACATCTTTCAAAAGTAAATGGCCAACTGAAATTACCAAGAGTTATAGCAAGGACTATTTCTAATAATGTTATTCATAGATATACAAATGATAGAGAAGATACTCAAAAATACGGAGTTTTTAAACAAATGAACATAAATAAACATATAATAAGTTTTTCTTTTACTCTAAGCAAAAAAGATAGCTTTATAGATGTAGCAGTAATTAGAGATTATTTCACTAATATAGAAGCTATAAACTGGTGGATTAAATTAAATGGTCTGAACTTAGTTATTGAGGAAGTTGGAGAGTTAAAAGACATTACAGATTATTCAGCTAGTGATTTACTTGAAAGATATGTATTTGATTTAACTGTAAGAACTTCTAAGGAGCTAAGAACAGAAATAGAAATTATAAAACAAGTAGATTTTGAAATAAAAGGAGGCAATTAATGGGAATAATATTAGGTGCTGAAAAGAAAATAGTATTTTTAAATACTCACAAGCCAAGTCCAGTTGACCAAGCAACAGTAAATGTAATTGGTGTATTTAGTACTAAGAAAGCTATAACAGAGCAATTAATTACAAGTATTAAAGATGTAACAGGAGTTGCAGCAGGTGATGATATTTATAAGATATTACAAGCTGTTTTTAATGGTGGAGCAAAACAAGTATTGGTATTTGGTAAGGCAGTAACTGGAAATAATTATAAAGATTTATTTGATAGTGTAAAAAACGATTGGTTTGGTACTGTAACAGATGAAACTGATTTAGACAAAATAGCTTTAATTTCTAAAGAAATTGGAGCAAGACAAAAAATGTTGTTTGCTCAAGTAAAAAAAGATGAAGATATAATGAATTCTGAATCTAAGATAAAAGCAATAGCAGAGGATACAACAGCATTATTTTTCAATAAAAATGAAGAACTTACTGCAGGAGCAGTTGCAGGTTATTCAATACCACAATTTCCAGGAAGTATTTTAATAGCTAATAAACTTATAAATGGAGCAGTTGAAAGTGGACTGATTGGAGCAGAACAAGGAATACTTGATAAAAACAAATCTAACTATGTAGCAAGAATGAAAGGACAATTAGGACTTGCTAATGGAGTAACTGTAACAGGTGATCCAATTGATTTTATTCACTGTGTAAAGGCACTTCAATTTAGATTAGAGGAAGATATTACATTATATTTAAAAGCTACTCCAAAGCCTACATTTGCAAATATAGGTCCATTAAAAAATATAATTTTAGATAGATGTAATCAATTTGTAAGAATGAAAGCATTAGTTGAAGATAAAACAGTAGTTGATATAGTGCCACTTGAAGAAATACCAAAGAATGATATTTTAAATGGTAAATTAACAGGTGTAAAAATCACAGTTTACTATGCTTATGGTATTAGAGAATTATCAGCTGATTTATTCTTTGAAGTTTAGGAGGTGCTATAAATGGCTAATATATATAATTACGATAGTAAAAATTATGAAATTATTATTGGGAAAACAAGAGTTGATGACTATGCAGAAGATACAAAAATATCAATAGAGTATGACAGTGAATTTAAAAGCATTACAAAAGGAATTGATGGAGCAAGAAGTGTAAATCAACACAATGATTATGATGCAGTAATAAAATTTAAAATATTGCAAAATTCTCCATTGAACTTAAATTTTAAACAACTTGCATTAACAGAAGGAGAAAAAGGAACTTTCCCAGTTACATTTATAAATAAAGGATTAGATGGAACAATGGGAGCTTTTTCAGTAAAAGGTTTTTTTAAGAAAATACCTAATTTAGAAATAGGAACAGATGCAAAAGCATTTGAATGGGAAGTACAATGTATAAATTTAAAATTAGCTTAATAGAGTAGTTTTTACTACTCTATTTTTGGAGGATAGAATGGAAAAGAAAGTAATAAAAGTAAATAATTTTGATGTAACTGTAATGGAGCAACCTGCTAGCTATGTTCTTAGCCTAGAAAAGAGAATAGGCAGAACAAGAATAGTTGATTATACAAAAGAGATTCTAAAATATCCTAGTGGAATTAATCCAAAATTAGAGGATATTATAGAAGTTCCAGAAGTTATAAAACATAATGATTTAGAGTTAAAACTTGATGAAAATGGAATTTACACAATGGAGCAATTATTTTTAGCAGGAATTGACAGTGTAGTATTTACAGGGGAAAAGTTTTTAAAACTATTAAATAAAAATGTAGATGATTTTAAATATAAAGAAATAGAAGAAATTGGAATATCAGTTTGGGAGCAAGTGAAAAATATAGCTTTCTGTGGTTTTATTATGAATACATTTCGTGGAATGTAACTTGAATTATAATGCAGAAAGTATTGAAAATATGATAACTGTATATGGTTTTTTTATAAAAGATTTTGAAAGAGCAGAAAATTATTCAGTGAAAAAATTAGAGTTATATTTAGATAGAATTTCAAAGATGAATGAGGTGCAATAATGAGTGTAGTTGGAGCATTAAAATTTAATATAAATACTTTTTTAAATTCACAAGGCTTTCAACAATTCAAAGCTAATTTGAAACAGTCTATGAGTTTAAGTCAAAGATTTAACGAAGTAACAGGAAGCACATTAGGTAAATTAGCAATTGGCTATTTCTCAATAAGTGCACTTGTAGGGCAATATAATAAAGCTGTTGAAGCTAGTAATTATCAAATTGAACAAGAAGCTAAGTTATATAACACTTTAAGGGCTCAAAATTTTAGAGATGAACAAATAAAATCAATTATAGATATGACAGGGGAATTACAAAAATTAGGAGTTGTAGGAGATGAAGTAACTCTTGCAGGTGCTCAACAATTAGCAACTTATAGATTACAAGAGAACAGCATAAAATCATTGTTACCAACTATGCAAGATTTATTAGTTAAACAAAAAGGCTTGAATGGTACAGGGCAAGATATGGAAGGTATCGCTAATATTTTTGCTAAGGCTATGAATGGTCAATCAATGATTTTAAAGAGAAATGGAATTATTTTAAGCGAAAGAGAAGAACAATTACTAAAAGTAGGAACAGAAGAACAAAAAGTAGCTTTACTTACAGAAGCAGTAAGAAGAAGTATAGGCGAACAAAATAAAGAAATGCTAAAAACTCCTGAGGGTAAAATTACATCTGCCAAAAACAGAATAGGAGATTTATACGAAGTTTGGGGAATGTCTATAAGAGATACAAGGGCAAAATTTTGGGAACTTATAGCAGATAATGCTGAGGGTATTCAAGATATGATTACAAATGTATTCAAAGCTGGAGGAAGTTTTGTAGATACTTTTATAGGAGTATTTAGAGATATTAAAAAAGGTTTTAATGCTTTACCAGATGGAGCAAAAACAGCATTTAAGATTATAGGTGGTTTAGCACTTGCAACACAATTTCCAATTGTTACATTATTTTTAGCTATTGAAGATGTGTTTGCAGCATTTCAAGGGAAAGAGAGTTTTACAGAAGATGGAATTAATGCACTATTAAAATTTACTGGAACAGATTATAGATTTGCAGATTTAAGAAAAGGTGTATCAGACTTTTGGAAGTTATGGACTGAGGGAGCAGACAGTGGAATAGAAAAAATAACACTTACAACTAAAGTTTTAACTGATTTATTAGATGTTTTAAAAGGTGGAGCAGGTTTATTACAAATGCTATGGGGAGCTACTGGTGGAGCAGTAATAGATATAGGAAAAAATACATATAAGGCATTAACTGGGGATTTTGAAAGTATGAACTGGGACAATACTACATCAAATATTGGTAATGGTTGGGATAAATTATATGGTGCAGGACAGCATATGAATAAAACTAACAAAATGTACGATGACTATTTGCTTGAAGAAGCTACAAAAAATATAAAAAAACAAGCAGAAGATGATGAGTACAGGAGAAAAAATCAAAATACATTTGGAGTACCAGTTGAAAAAGATTTTGTAATACCTGGAAGTCAACCATTAGGAGTTTCAACTTCTATAGATAATTATAAAAAAAATAATGAAGCTGTAAAAGTTGAATTACCTACAAATATTAATGAAGCTATAAATAATCTAAATGAAGCTCAAAGAACTAAAAATATTGATAGTAAAGTTGTAGATGCTACAAAAAAAATAACAGCTAATCAAACAGTTAATTATAATCCTACTTATAAAACTGATGTAACTATAAATGAAAGTAAAGATGGTAAAAATGGTTTTGAAGATATAGTTAATTTATTAAGAAAAAAAGATAAAGAAAATTTAGAAAGAATAAAAGCGCAAGTAGGAATGGGTCTTACATATTAGGAGGTATTATGAGTTTTTTTAAACAAGCAGTTGATATGGCTCTAAGTCTATTAGAAAACTCTAATCAAAGCTATATACAAGATATACCACTTGAAGTTATATCAGAAAAAACAAGAAGTTTACCAATGACTTTACCAACTAAAAGAGTTGAGAATGGTTTTAATATAAGTGATAGTGTTAGAAAAGAGCCAATGATTATTAATATAACTGTTGTAGATAATAGCAAAGATTATATGCTAAATAGAGATAAATTGATGAAGTTACAAGAGTTAGGGGAAGAAGTGCAGTTTGTATTTTCTAATCGTGATACTTATGAGCATATGATTATAGAAAATATAGAAGAAACAGAAACGGAGAAACAAAAATTTGGCTTTACTTACTATATAACATTAAGGCAGATACAAGTTGGAGAGATAAAAGAAAGTGATGTAAAAACAGATAATAAGAAAGCTAAAACCTCAGGTGGCAAAAAGAAAAGAACAACGGCCAAGATTAGCACTCCAACAAGTGCAGAAAAAAGTAAAGTTAATAATGTTACAGGTGGAACAACAGATAGAGACAAAAGCTCAGCAAAAAGAATTTTTTGGAGGCTAAAAAAATGAAAGCAATAGAAATAGATGTAACAGGAATTGAAGAAAGAGGAATAATTGCCGAATTACCTAATAATATCAATTTAGAGCTAATTTATAATACTTATGATAGTTTTATATATCTTTCAATTTTAAATGGTTTAAATCAAAGGATAACAGGCTTTAACAAGCTAGTTCCTAACATTGATTTTTTAAGTTTAGTAAGAAATGAAACTAATCTTCAAT